GTCTTTGGGCTCGTCTTCATCGGTGGATCTACTTTCAAACTGCGCAACAGATCTGCAAACTTATCATTAGACATGAGTAAATCACGGTCTACGCCCGCAGCTGTTAATAGCTTTTCCTTTTTAGCTTTAACATTTTCTAAATGCCCTTCAAGTAAGTCTAGGTTAAGCCTTAACTTAGGTTCTATAAACATCTTCAGTGTGGCGTCAATAACCTTCAGCTCTTTCTTTGGGAAACTCTGAACCATTATGCCGAACAACAGTCGTGTTAAATTAACATCGTTAACGCAGTATTCACCGTACTTGGCAAGCTGTTCTGGTGTGAAGTCTTTCAGGTGCTTACCTTTTGCATCGTCTACTTCAGTACCTTTTACGCCAACAGAATAGCGCTCCGCGAGGGCCTTGAGGATGCCCCCTGCATCAACACCATGAATAGCCCGCGCCATACTAAGTGTGTCAAAGTACCCTTTCGGGTGGATATTACATAGCCACGAGAGAATAGCTCCGTCAAACATCGTGTTATGAGCAAGCACAAGAGAGTTCTTCCAATCATACTGCTGTAGCTCCTGTATTACTTTATTATGCCCACCCGTATGCCAGACCGGATCAGCATCACCCACGGCAACAGAGCATCCTATGATCTCAAAGCGCGGGTCGCGCACATACTCCTCTGTTGTAAGCTTAGAGAAGCCAAACTCTTGCGAATAAAAAGACTCAAAATCAATCGTTATAATGCTCATTGTTTTATGCCTTGGTTTTTATTGAGCGATTCCACCAATGCCAACGGAGTTGTCCCAGAGTACAATGTTGATAGCGTTTGGGCGCCGAAAGGGAAGCCGATTTTTGGTGCACTATCTTGCTCGTATACGTCGGAGGCATCAGTCAATGTCCTGATAATGTTGGCGTAAGCTGTATCCCTCTTCTGCTTCCATTCTTTTTTTGCCATGCGGCTAGTTTCCCTGTGCAACAACCATTGCTCTATGACTGTAAAATTAACCCACGCACTCTTATAGACATATTCCCGCCATTTAGTGTATTTCTCATAACCAAATTCCTCTGGTTCATTCTGCATTTTTTCAAGCAGTATTTTTACTTCGGGCGCACAAAACCACCGCTTACATATGCGTTCAATCATCACACTCTCCTATTTATTAAATGGAACTTAGTAGGTTCTCTAGCTGGTGATACTTATCACCATGTTTTAACAGCTTTATACGTAAGTTGTGCTCATCAGAGTCCCACGAAATAAACCCGTTTTTAATCAGCTTTTTCAAACGTGCATGCGTTGTGGCTTGCGATGTCAAACCGAAGTTCTCAATGATAGGCATGATAGTTGCCTCGCCTTCTTGTCTTAACTTATTGGCAATCGTGCTTATCAACATCAAATCAATCGCATCTACGCCCAGTTCTGCATGCACCCTCATTAGTGCATTAGCTAGTTGGTCTAACTTCATCTTTAGTCCTCAGTGAATAATACTTCCGTCTGTTCTCACGATAGCGCAGATATATAACGCCCTCGTCTTGCAGTCTGTGTATGTAATACCACGCCTGCCTAGGTTTAATTTTTAATATATGCTGTACATCGTCTACGCATACAGCGAAATGATCGCCTATTGATCTTATTAGACGCCCTATATTAGCGTCACTTGGTTGAGCTCTTGTCATACTGTAGCTCCAGTATTAACTGGCAGTAGTGAATTGCTTTCTTAACATCCTCAATGCCGTTCTTTTTCTTGTGGCGGGATATATACTTCACTACGTTGCCTGCTAGGTAGTCTAAGTTATTGGCATGTATATACTCGATAGGTTGTATCTTCATGTCTTTATAGTGATTACCCCCCTCTTGTACGTCTATTGCTTTCGCAGGTTCCCATTCTCTCCATTCAGAAACTTCTGACCACAACACATCTGCAGCTAAACTTACCCATTCCAACCTACCATTAGTCACCAGTACCATCTGGTCATCATTCGGCTTATTCATGTCATGCCAATATTCTGTGATGCCTAGCTTATGCCCCATGTTATTCTCCGACTTTAGAATAGTTGTGATACAAACCTAAATCGCCTGACCAGTACTCCGTATGCGCTAGTGTCTTATCTAATAGATCTATACCTGTCTCATCGACTAGGATAGCAACACCACCGTTCTTCTGTATCTGGTCTAGGTTGCGTTCTTGTAGCGCCGTGATACGACCGCCGTTTGCCTTGCACTCGATACCTACAAACCTACCTTTAATACAGCAGATAATGTCAGGTATCCCCTGCGTAGCAAACGGGCCGCCAATAGGCATGAAGTAATACGCTCCATGCTTATCTAATAACGCTTTAACTTTCTTTTTAACTTTAGCTTCTGGTGTCATATATCAATCGCACACGTAGACCCATTGCCCTAATTGGCCCGGATATTGAACCCAAATATACTGGCACGCAGCTTCAGCTGCCATGCTAGCTACCAATAACATACCTGCAATAACTACTTGTTTCATCTGTCTCTCCTTTTTAAATTAAGACTATTATACCCTACATAACATTTATAGACACTATCTATACTTTATTCTTTTCTATATACTTATCCCACGCTTTATTCATAGCCGTTTTTTTGGTGTGGGCGGGACGACCTACGCAGAGAACTACCCTATCCCCATTCAGCACAGCGGCTTCCCATACTTTATTAGCCCATTGAGTCGCACATACGCTAACCCCTGTTACTTTAGCCAGCGCTTTTATCTCTGTTATTTTCAACATATCCTTCCCATGCGTTTTCTAATGCCTGCTCTCTTGTAGAGCCTGAACCCATATAATTGGGGCTATGAACAGCCATCCTAATGTTGCATATCCAAGTATCCCAATAGTTCGCCTCCATATGCTTATACATAAACAACTCTCCACCTCCTGCTCTACACATGGATCGCAGCTCCTCCTCAGTTGGTATAGTCACAACACACACTCCTCGGCCTCAAGCATTTGCCCTAATTTAGCAAGGGCTTGTTCTCGCGTTTCGATACCTTCGCTAGTAGTGCCTATTACGATACGAGTGTCCCAAACCCTAACACTATTGGGTGTATTACGGTAAATTGCTGTATACACGCATAACCATCCAGCCACAGTATGCACAATTTCTCGCTCGCTAACAGCGACGAGGGCCTCTACCTCCTCGTTTGTCATTCTACCCTCCTATATATCCCACCCCATACGAGCCCTGAATAGCGCGTCCAATGCACATTTTTCAAAAGCTTCTTCAACTGTAGCTCCATTTGCGGTTATTTGACGTGTGACCTTTTTATCTTTGGCAGAAAGCATTATGGTCGTTGTATACCCCACATCAGTCAGGGTAATATCAGCAGTCTTAAGTACGGCTTCTAATTCTTCTAGAGTCATTTTAGTAACCCTGTTCTTAGTCGGTACTGAATATCTCTGACTATGTTTGCGCATACTTCTTCATATGTTTCACCTTGCGTGTACATATATGCGCCCACATTTTCAGTCTCAGTTACAAGTACTACTTGAGCTTGCACCTTTGTAAAGCGTAACGAAACACCCATCACTTTTAACACAGCGCTTATTTCATCTAGAGTCATACATCACCTCAAAACATATCTAGGATAGCGTCGACCTTAGCTTTAACGTCTAGTCGGGCGTCATCATATTTACGCAGTTCGTCAGGGCTCACACCTAGTAGTGCTTTCTCTAGGCTCTGTCTAGCCCGCTCTAACTTAGCATCATTGGTTACGTTGAGCTTCGTTAATAACGAGCACAGGTCAGTCGCGTTAGTTACTAGGGAATCACGAAATATCTGTTTCTCCTCTCCTGCTAATTTCTCGCTCATCTTGGTCAGACAGTCATGCAACCTATTCCAAGCATCTGCCATAGCGTCACCTAACTTGGCTTCATAAAAAGATTCATACTGTGCTTTGAGCTCATTGACATAGGTGTCCTCAACATCTACACGAAAATCTCCGGCAGACGGCACAGGTAAGAACACATATTTAAACTTAAACTTGTCTACCAACGAACTTACATCAGGATACTCCTGCGAGTCGAACAAATCACCTAAAGTAAATGCAGCTGCTGATACTAATGTAGGGTACTCATTAAGAAAGCTACGTACCGCTGTATCAAACTCTTGCTCGAACTCATTAAGCTTAGCTTTATACTCAAAAAAGTTTGTCATTGGTAACAGTCGACTACCCCCATCAGACCACGGCAACGTGTTAGTGTAATGCCAAATACGGATAGCTGAAACTAACTTCTGAACCTGCTCAAGCTTATGCGTGCCGGACATTAAATTTTTATGATAGTTGCCACCACGCGAACGCGTATTCTTGGCACTGTCGATCTCTTGCGAAACTTTCTTATCCATCTTACGTGCAGTCCACAGTGAGATGTTAAGGTCTACTAACATTGCTGAATTTTGAATCATGTCACTCTCCTATTTATAGATACCATCTATATATTTATTCTGATACTTTTATTAAAGCTTCCGCTTCTTCTTTGTTTAGATAATCAGATATAGCATCCCACTCATTACCGTCCCACCTTAATACTTTATAGAGTGTGGCTTTTTTATCTATAGCGTACATGGGATCACTAAGCCTTAAGCGCCCCACAGCTAAGTAATTATCATACTCTGTACCAAACAGCTTATTAAGCCCCGGTAACATCTGTTTTAGCACGTCATTTCTACTTAAAGCCATATCAATACACCTGCACAGATTTGCCTATTGGCGCCACGATGTTAGGGGTTGTGATACCCCATAGAGTCGGACAGTCCCACTCACCCCAGTCACATACATACCCATCGGTCAGGATGATGGCACACTCAGGTTTGAGTTTATGCTCCGCTATATATTTAGGTATACACGAAGGGTCTGTCCCGCCGCCACCAGCAGGTTTCGTACTGGCTAATAAGTTGTCGAGCTGGTCACGGTCATACTTCTCATGCTGACATACGTCAGTATCCCAGTACAGCAGGTCAATACCCTCTGGTTTAACACGCTCGCATATCAGCTTAACCTCACCTAGAAACTGCCCGACCTCATTAACACCGATCGAGCCTGACATATCAATGGCAATCACTAACCGACCAACAGACTCACCGATAAGACTAGGCATATACACATCTTCACCAATCCACCTACGAGATGGTCTGCGCCATGTAGACTCGTCACGTTCTGCACAGAACGATGTAACAAACTCACGTAGTGCTTCCCGCCAGTCAACCTTAGCAGTCAACGCATCTGCTACTTCACGAGGTATATTACCGCCCATCTTACCCGCTAGGATCTGGCCTTGTCGTAACGCTTGGTCGATGTCACGGGCTAACTGCTCTTTCTCCTCGGTAGACATGGACTCACCGTTATCCCAGTCATGCTTGTCTAAGGCATCTTTGAGTGCTTCTTCCAAACTCTTAACAGGCACATCCCGCTCTTTGTTGTCAGCAGTCTTAACCTTAATTGACTTGTTCTCGTCAGCCTGTTTCTTGAGGTCACGGTATACGGTGCCAGCGTCAAGACCACGATACTTCTCGTCTAACAACCCAGAGTCAGGCAGTTTAACATCAAGCTTGTTAGGGTCTGTGTCGTGGATCATAAGGTTAATCACATAGTCGCACGCCATATTGGCTAGCTGTGGGTTCTCTTTGTATAGATGTTTCCACATTTCTATATGACGAAAGGCTTTATGTAAATTCTCATGGAGCACGACTGCCCTGACTTCAGGCTCTGGCATGCCCTCAATAAACTTCCTACCGTATTTAGTGTTACGTCCATCGGTGCAAGCGGTAGGCACATCGTCCTCAATGCTAGTCTTACCCACCATAAACACACCTGAATACAAACAGTATTTCTGGTGCTTCATTAACCATATATGTGCACGTTGCACAGACTGCTCAGCTGTATATTTAGCCATGTCACTCTCCTTTATATAGATGGTATCTATAAATTAAAACAGCCAAGTGTTAGCCACACACCAGTCACGGAACTCTTTATTAGTCACGCATATAGTCTGTTTGGTTTGTGACTTCATCACGCTTGTAGCGAACAGCGCTTGCCACTCTAAATCAATACGTTTGACATACTCAAGCCAAGGCGCAAGGCTGTCTTTCTCAACACGGGCGATCGCGCTGAACACTAAGACACATTTAGCAATGGTGTCGCTTGGCACGTTAGCTGTTTTAGGGTCTTTAACGATTGCCTCCCATGTGGGTAGCTTGTCTACCACTGTAAAAAACGACTGCATATCACGACTCGCAGACTCACCGATAGTGCCTGACAACAAACTAATAGTTAGTGAATCACCTAACACAGCACGCTGTTTAGCAATGTGGCTAGCTTTCTCCAGTGAACGGGGCGTAACTACTGCACCCATACCTGCTCGAGTTGGATTAAATATATAGGGGTTCTCACGTTGTGCATTGTCAGTATATGAGGCCAAGGCATGAGGAAACTGCTTAACCCATGCGATAACTTCGGGCGCAATGTCGTTAGCGATAGCCCAGTCGATCCATTCATCTGCATCAGGCTTACGCACAGTCACCAAGGCCACACGATTGCGAGCATGCGCCTCGAGCATATCACCTACACCGTCAGATAATAAGTTAGTAGTACCGAACACGATGCTATCTGCTGGCAGATAATGATCGCCAATGCGATGCTCCAGCATAAGGGTCAACAGCACATTCTTAACAGACTTCATGGCTTTACCAATTTCGTCGAGCATAACGATTACCTTGCGACCACTGTGCATTTTAAACCGAGCATTAGGCGCAAACTTAGTTACCTTCATGTCACCATGTGTTTCTGTATACGGTAGAGCAAAGTCACCCAAGTCCAACAATGTGCAGTCAATATATGCGATCTCGTAGTCTGGATATTTACGGCCAAGAACTTTTAGCATTGATGACTTGCCGATACCCGGCTCGCCCTGCCC